AATGCCGTTCATTAAGAAAGTAGATGGAAAATCTGTTCGGGATTACAAAGCGGAAAGGGATTGGGAGGTTAGAAATGGAGATAAGAGAGGTAAAGAACGTGCCCTTAGAGGAAAAGCCCGCCGTGAAATGGGTTTAAAGGTTGGGGATCCACGACAAGTTGATCATAAGAAAGAGTTATCTAAAGGAGGGAGTAATTCTAAGAGTAATCTTAGGGTTACTTCTGCCAAGGTTAATGCCGATAAAGAGGTTATCAGAAAGAAGAGTGTTGCTAAAAAGGTGAAGACATGAATGTTATAGACCAACTAATTCGTGAAGAGGGTGAAGTATTACATGCCTATGAAGATCATTTAGGTTATCTAACTATTGGTGTTGGTATTCTTATTGATAAGCGCAAAGGTGGAGGAATTACCAAAGAAGAAAGTAGATTCCTTCTTCTTAACCGAGTAAAGGGTGTTGTCGAGGGTATACGTAAGCACCTATCATGGTTTGATTCTATAGGAAATGAACCTCGTAAAGCTGTACTAATCGGCATGGCCTTCCAGATGGGCTTAAATGGCCTCCTAGGCTTTAAAAACACTTTGGAGATGATAAGGGTAGGGGATTACGATAAAGCTGCTGTAGGCATGTTAAATAGCCTCTGGGCACGTCAGACTCCTGCAAGGGCTAAACGCATGGCTAAACAAATGGAGACTGGGGAATGGGTTTCTTAAGATGGATTGACACGCAGTTTAAAGAGTTTAAGATGTTCCGTAGATTGATCATAGTGTATTGTGGATGGTTAGTCTACTTTGTAACTGATTGGTCAGTAAAGTTTGCAATGACTACACAACTATCAGGTACAGATATAGCAATAGTTATTGCAGCTATTCAAGTTCCAGTAACCCTTCTATTAGGACACTTACTAAAACTATACAACTCTAATACGGATTTAAAATGATACTATCATATGCTATGGCAGGATTCACAGCTCTAACAATTGCACTATCTGGCACTGCTCTGGTGTATAAATGGGAGTATGAGAAAGAGAGAGATTATCGCATATATGCTGAACACCAAGCCAAAGAAGCGGATAAACGTAATAAATACATAGAGAAACGTTCTAACTTAGTAATTAAGGATATAAATGAAAGATATAAAGAAAAAATTACCACTCTTACTAATACTATTGACAGGGTGCGCGAGCAATCCCGTGTTAGTATCTTGTCCAAAGTTCCCAGAAGCACCGATAAGGCAGACAGAGTCTGTTTCAATAGAGATACCCTTGATAGATCGTTACAAGAGTATAGAGATAGAATTGTTAAACTCATTGGAGAAGGCAGCTATTACCAATTAGACCGCCATACATGGGAAAGTTGGTATTCGCACCAAAGTAGTATTTATGGCAAAGACTGATAAAGAATTAATACGAGAGGCGGCTGAATCAGATTTAATGACTTTTATTAGATTAGTCGCCCCTTATATGCACTTAGGTAGTATCCATGATGAATTAGCATCATGGTCTACCTCTTCTAAGCAGAGAAAGAATAAGTTGATACTTCTTCCTCGAGGTCATTTAAAAGCATTGAGTGTAGATGCTGATGTATTGACCCCAGAGGGGTGGGTAAAAAATGGAGATATTAAACAAGGAGATTATGTAATAGGTAGAGATGGCCTTCCAACTAAAGTAGTGGTAGCACACCCTATAGAAAAGATGGGATTATACCAAGTTACTACTAGAGATGGTAGGAAAGTATTATGTAATGAGGAACACTTGTGGACTGTACAGATTCCAAGTAATACTGGAGATATAGAGGTTACTAAGACTACCAGAGAACTTCTAAGTATGTACAAAACACATAGACTTGACAAACGTAGTAACAAGGAATACACAGAGTATAGATGTTTTATACCTAACTGTGAACCAGTAGAGTTTTCTAAGAAGGATTTAGTTGTTGATCCATATACCTTAGGTTTCTGGTTGGGTGATGGTGATAAAAAAGCTGGTTGTATAACAACACAAGATACTGAAGTACTTAACTATATTCCATACGAGAACAAGTGTTATGGTAACTATAAGTATGGATTGTATAAACTTATGGTAGGACTAAGATCTATAGGTGTACTATGTAACAAACATATACCTAATGATTACATGTTTGGAAATATAACACAACGTAAAGCATTACTAGCTGGTTTGATGGATTCAGATGGTACAGTGCAAGCAGATGGAATGCCAGTATTTACTAACACTGATTATTCTTTAGTGTTACAAGTAGCAGACCTAGTTAGAAGTTTAGGAGGAACAGCTCAGATCAATTGTCACACATCTAAAGGATTTGGTCTTGAAGTTGCTTCATATGCAGTTAGTGTTAAGGTTGGGTTTAATCCTTTCAAGTTGTTACGTAAGAGGAGCAAATGTTCTAACTATGTTGCTAAGAGCCGTAATGCTATTGTAGATATTACATACAGGCAGGATGGGTTGGCTAGATGCATAACGGTTGAAAATGAAGATGGACTATTCTTAACTAATAACTACCTTCTTACTCACAATAGCCGCATGGTAGCTTACTTAGCTGCATGGTGGATAACTAGGAATCCTGCTGAAACTCTTCTATATGTATCATCTACTTCAGCTCTAGCTGAGTTACAACTACATTCTATTAAAGGAATATTCGAGTCTAAAATCTATCGCAGGTATTGGCCTGAGATGATTAACGAGGATGAAGGGAAAAGGGAGAAATGGAATGCATCTGAAATAATTGTAGATCACCCTACTAGAGCATCTGAAGGTACTAGAGATCCTACAATCAAGGCTATTGGTCTTACTGGTGGTACTACAGGGTTCCATGCTACTAAGGTTATCCTAGATGACTTGGTTGAACCACGTAATGCTTACACTAATGATGGTAGAGAGAAGGTAGCAATGCTCTATTCTCAGTTAGCATCTATTGAAGAACCTGATGCTGAAGAAGTTGTTGTTGGTACTAGATACCACCCACAAGACTTGTATAACACTCTTATCAATATGAATGAGGTTGTATATGATGAGAATGGGGATGAAGTGGAAGAGAAGGTTTATGATGTGTTTGAACGGGTTGTAGAAACTGATGGCGAGTTCTTATGGCCTAGAAGTAGTCGTAGAGATGGTAAATCCTTTGGGTTTGATCAACCTACACTAGCTCGTATTAAGGCTAAATACCAAGATATATCACACTTTACTTCACAGTACTACAATGATCCTAATAAGAGTGAGAATGGTGTTCTAACACAGAACAACTTCCAGTATTACGATAAGAAGTTTTTAACCTGTACTGATGACACATGGTATTTCAATGGAAATAAGTTAGCATTGTCTGCCGCAATGGACTTTGCCTTCTCCCAGAGTAAAAGGGCGGATAGTACAGCTATTGTCGTAGTTGGTATAGACTCATCATCTAATATATATGTATTAGATATCCTAAGGTTCAAGACAGATAGAATATCTGAGTACTTCAAGAACATGCTTGAAATCTATGGTAAGTGGTCTGTTCGTAGGTGGAGGTGTGAGGTTACTATCGCACAACAAGCTATTGTACGTGAACTTAAAGAGCAGTATATCAAACCACAAGGGTTACCAATAACTATTGATGAATACAGACCATCAAGGAATGAAGGAGATAAAGCTGAACGAATTGAAGCTGTGTTAGGTCATAGATATGAGAACAGAACTATCTGGCATTATAAGGGTGGGAATACTCAACTTCTTGAAGAAGAGTTGGTGTTAAGGAACCCTCCGCATGACGATATCAAGGAAAGTCTATCTAATGCTGTTGCGATAGCAAAGGCTCCATCTGCTAGAGCACACAGTAATACTGTAAGTACAAATGTAGTTAAATTTTCGAGGTTTGGGGGAATATGAGTAAAACACTTCAGTTGGATGAGTTGGTATCTGGTGATAATCTAGCATACAAACTTATGCATGTATATTCTAAGTGGCGCATACAACGTGCACCTTGGGAAACAGAACAGAAAGAGATACGTAATTATCTGTTTGCTACAGATACTAGTACAACAACTAATAATTCACTACCATGGCGTAATTCTACCACACTACCTAAGTTAGCACAAATCAGAGATAATCTACATGCAGCCTACTTAGACGCTGTATTCCCTAATGATGATTGGCTAGTATGGGAAGGGGATGACCAAGAGAGTGTGACTAAAGAGAAACGACGAATCATCGAGATGTACGTCAAGAATAAGGCTAAACAATCTGGTCTCAGGGAGACAATATCAAAACTGCTATATGATTATATAGACTATGGTATTGTTCTTGGTGAAGTGGTATTTGTTACAGAGAAGCATAAAGACGTTGAGACAGATGAGGATGTTACTACATACACCGGGCCTAAGTTAGAAAGAATATCCCCCTGGGATCATTACTTTAACCCAACAGCATCTACTTATGACAAGACACCTAAGTTTACTAGATACCTCAAGAATGTTGGAGACCTCAAGAAAGACTTAGAAACACGCCCTGATCTTAAGTTTGATAAAGAAGGATTTAAGAAAGTACGTGAGATACGAAGTACAGTATCTACATTCAAGTTAGAAGATTGGAACAAAGCAGATGGTTATTTTGCTGATGGTTTTGGTAGTCTGAACGAATATTATGGTAGTGGGTTGGTTGAAATCATTGAATTTGAAGGAGATATATATGATGAGAAAACAGATACACTCCATGAGAATCGTATTGTAACCATAGCAGATGGTAGGTATATTCTTAGAAACATAGCCAATCCCAACTGGTTTGGTAAGACTAATAAAACTATGGTCACTTGGCGTGAACGCCCAGATAATCTATATGGTATGTCTCCTCTGGCTAATTTGGTTGGTATGCAATATCGGTTGGATCATTTAGAGAATACCAAAGCTGACGCTTTAGATCAAACTATTATGCCCCCTAAGAAGATATTCGGACAAGTAGATCCATTCAGTTGGGGGCCAAATGAGAATATATACATACCGGGTGGACAAAGTGAAGGGGATGTAGTACCAATGCCTCCTAATCCAGCAGCCTTCCAAGTTAACAACGAGATTGGCTTCTTAATGGAAATGATGGAAGAAATGGCAGGTGCTCCTAAACAAGCTATGGGTATTCGTACACCGGGGGAGAAAACAGCATTTGAAGTACAGACATTGGAGAATAATGCTGGTAGGAATTTCATGTCTAAAACTAATAAGTTTGAGATACAATTCTTAGAGCCAGTGTTGAATCTTATGTTGGAGGCAGCCAAACGTAATATATCAGTGTCAGATACACTTAAAGTAGTTGATGATGATTTTGGTGCAGCAACATTCGTGCAGATCACTAAGGAGGACATTACAGCAATTGGTAAACTTCGCCCTGTTGGCAGTCGTCACTTTGCAGCTAGAGCACAATTGATTCAAAACATGACTCAATTATTCAATAGTCCATTAGGTGAATTCATTAAACCTGACTTGTCTCGTAAGCAATTGACTAAAATGGTAGAGGAAACAATGGGATTGACGAAGTACAAACTCTTTAAAGATAACATTGCTGTTACTGAAACTGCTGAAACACAGAGGTTGGTACAACAAGCTAGTATGGATCTACAAGCAGAGGCAGGAGCACAAACACAACAAGAGGAGATTTAATACATATATTTACAAATATATTGAACCTTTACATATAAATGTTGTCAAGTTAACTATATGCCAAAACATTAACATGAGATATTAAAGGTAGTGAGAAACTTAAAAGATAAACCAATACATGAATACTCTTCTATTGAAGTAGCATCTATTATAACAGAGTATTTGTGTAGTGTCAAGGAGAGTGTTCAAAAAGATAATATATCTGACGAAGATTTCAATTCGCCTAGTTGGGCGCTCAAACAAGCCTATAACAATGGGTCAATCAAGTGTATTGATCGTTTATTAAATTTTATACCAAAGAATACTAATGACAAATAACATTTTTGATTCTGACAATGAATCAAGTAAAGCTGAAGTTACTCAGGTAGCTGAAGCACAACCACAAAAGACAACTGCTCCTACTACCGTAGAGTATGAGTTTATTGGGGAAGGTAAGAAGTACAAATCTGTTGAAGAGGCCCTTAAATCTGTACCACATGCTCAAGAGCACATTAGAACGCTTGAACAGCAGTTGGCAGAGCTTAGAGCAAAAGATGCAGAGAATATGGCTGAGTTACAGAGACGTAGAACAGCTGAAGAACTTCTTACCGAGATGAACAAAGGGGAACGAAACGATGTGGTTACCCCCACGGCTGTAGAGGCAGACCCTGAAGTTTTATCGCAATTAGTAGAACGGGTACTAGAGAAGAAACAGACTGAATCCGTAGCAAAGAATAATGCTCAATCAGTAGTTACTAAACTTAAAGAGGTGTATGGTGACAAAGCTCGTGAAGCTTATATATCACTAGCATCTTCTAATGGAATGAGTATTGAATTTTTGGATAAATTAGCTATGACTTCACCTAATGCTCTTCTGAAGTTAGCTGGTGTTGGTGATGTTAAACAATCATCTGGGAAGATTTCCAGTGACGTTCAAACAACAGCAATACAAAGCAACCCAGAAACAGTATCTTCACGTGTACCAGCATTTGCAACGTCAAAACAGATGGCAGCAGCTATGGCTGCGGCTAGACAAGATGTTCTTAAACGATTAAACTAATAAGGTTATATAATGAGTCAAAATACATTAAACACAACTGCTTTTATTGAAGCACAGATCTACAGCAAGTTTATCATTGATAACTTGGAACCAGTCCTTCTTCCTGAAATCTTCTATCGTGATGTTACGGATTTCGCGAAAGGCACTGTATTAAATATCAAAACAGTGGGTGATGTTGTACTGCAAGAAGCAGATGAATTTCAACCTCTGAACTACAACCCAATTGACACAGGAAGCATTACACTGTCTATCAGTGATTATGTTGGTGATGCTTGGAGTGTTACCGATGACCTTCGTTTGGAAGGGAGTCAAATTGACCAATTAATGTCAATGCGTGGTATGCAATCCACTCGTGCTCTTGCACAACATCATGAATCTCGTTTCTTGGCTACTGCTGCTACTTCACAAACCAATGCCAATGTAAACTTGGTAAACGGTGTTCCTCATCGTTGGGTTGCTGGTGGTGCGGCTGCTACGAACCGGATTATGACTTATGGCGATTTGAATGCAATGCAATTCGCATTTGATGAAGCTGAAGCTCCTGCTGAAGGACGCATAGCAATTGTTCCTCCTGCTGTTGGTGCAACCTTAGCTGGTTTGGCTAACATCACTGGTACCCTTTCACCTAACCCTATGATGATGAAAGTTTTGGAAACAGGCTTTGCCCGTAACCATAAATTCATCATGAACCTGTATGGATGGGATATTTGGACTAGCACACGTCTGCCACGTAAAACCACTACAGAAGCTCTGGATGCTAGTGCATACAATCTGGCTAATGATACTGCTGAAGTTGGTGACATTGCTTCTATCTTCATGTGTATTGCTGATGATAATACTAAACCTATTATGCATGCATGGCGTAAACAACCTTCAGTAGAAGGATGGCATGATCATGAAAGCCGTACAGATCGTTTCCAAACATTGAGTAAATTTGGTTTTGGTGCACAACGGAATGACACACTGGGTGTTATCTGGACTACACCACAAAGAGGAGTGTAATAAATCATGACTATTGAAATTCAAAAAATCCGTAATGTTGCTAAGAACTACGGTGTTCGTGTTACCAACTTAGAATATGGTGCTGAGTCCCATAGTACAGCATCGATCCACACTGCCGTTTGGACTATGGATTATAACAATCTTCCTGCTCCGGGTGTTAACAACCTTCAACAAGTCATCCCTGCTGGTAGCACTATTGTACGTGCTCTTCTGCGTGTTGTTACTGCCTTTGCTGGTGGTACGTCATACACAGTGGGTTTGGCTCAAGCTGATGGCACTCCTATCAGTGCTACTGGTTTATTCACTGCTGCTAACCTCCCTTTGGCTTCTCTTACCCCTGCTGGTAAGTTGGTCACTGGTACTGGTGCATTGGTTGGTGCAGTGTCTAGTGCAACTCTTGATGGTGAATTGGTTGTTGCCGCTTCTGGTACATTCACTGCTGGACGTGCTGAGATCATTGTTGAGTATCTAACTCCTGCTGCTGTACCAGCTTAATTAGTATTGATCCCCTTCGGGGGATCATCTACATGAGGATATGAAATGCCAATAGATAAGAAAACTGGTGCAACAAAAGGATCACTTAGAGTAGCCTCTCCTAGAGAGAATGTTAGATCAGGTGTATCAGAAGATGTGACGCGCGTTAAGAAAGCTGCACAGACTAAAGCAAAAGGGGCTGCAAGACAAGCTGTTGTGAGTGGTGCTAAACGCGCTGCTACTCGTCTAGCTAGTCGTGCTGGTGCCGTAGGTGCTGCTGGTTCTGCTGGCTTCGATTTAGGTACAGCATTAAATAAGAAATTCAAGATCAGCGATAAAATAGTAGATGCTATATCACCTAGTGGTAAAGAGAGTGGTACACCTAATGTTGATTCTAAAGGGAAAAGTACAAAGATAGTTCTTAAAGCTAAACGTACTATTACTAAATCTGCACCCAAAGCTGCACCAAAGAAAACAGCATTGCAGAAAGCACAAGAGTTCGCTAAATCTGGTGGTGTATTCACTGGTTCTGGTGGTGCTGCCAAAAAAAAAGTCCTTCTAAGACGCGGGTAGAATTTAATAAAACATTTAAAAGTGCACGTGCTGAAGGATTGAAAGAGTTTGAATTCAGAGGTAAGAAGTTTGACACAAAACTAAAATAAATATATATCATGAAGATGACTTGGAAAGAAATGGTGCAGGATATTTTATCTGACATGGATAGTGATCCTGTAGATACAATAGATGAGACTGTTGAGGCTGTACAAGTGTCTCAGATACTACGTACAACCTTTTTTAATATTATTGATGGCCGTGACTGGCCGCATCTTTATAACTTGTTCACATTAACAGCAACAGGTGCCCTCACTCCTACACATCTGACGATTCCAGAAGATGTAACAGAGATTCAGAGTATTCGCTACAACAAGCGTAAGCTGTTAGATACTATGGATAAAATAAGTGAAATTGAATACCTCGTACCAGATCAATTCTTAGATATTAGTTTATCAAGGAATAGTTCTAATACTGACGTTACTTCGGTAACTGATCCAAGTGGTATTGTGTTGTATGTTAAGAATAACATTGCACCAACATATTACACCAGCTTTACAGATAGAGTGGTTGTTATGGATAGTTTCGACAGTGATGTTGATACATTCTTAGCCAGCGCTAAATGTATAGGATATGGTAAGAAGTACCCAATTGCTGTGATAGGTGATGGTTCTGGTTATCCAGATCTACCAGTTGAATCTTTTAGTTACTTATTAGCTGAAGCTAAAGCAACAGCATTCTTGTCATTGAAGCAACAACCTAACCCTAAAGCTGAACAACATTCTGTTATGCAGAGTAGGCGTATGGCTAGAGAGGCTTGGACTGCCCCTAGGAAAGATAAATATCCTAGTTTCGGACGTAGAGGTAAGAGGTGATAACAGTAGAAGAGATTATCCCTAATTCTGTGTGGATATTAAGAAAGCATGAAGATGGTTGTAGCTATGGTGATGATTACCAAGCCATAGCTGTAGTACAGAACATACATGGACAGTATTGGATGAAAGGTTTTGTATCTAAAGATAAGTTTAATATGTTTGAATGCTTGAGATTTGTTAAAGAGTACTTTAATATTGAGAAAGTGTATTTTGTACGTAAGAATGATTTAAATAAATTAAGGAGTGTATAATGGCACGTATGACTGAAGCAGAACGTAAAGCAGAGTTGGCTCTGTTTGATAAAGAAGCAAAAGCATTAGATAAGCGAAGAGCATCTACACCTAAGAAACCTGTACCTAAGATTCAGATTAAGAAAGCAGTAGATAAACCTAAGCAATCTCCTGCACAACAAAAACTAAACAAAGTAGTAGGAACTGGAATGATTTCCAAGATACGTGCTGCTGCACAGAAACGTAAGAAAATGTTGGATGATATTTAAATGATGAAGATTTTCACAACTCCTCTAGGTAAAGAGGTTACTACATTCCGTGAAGGTAATGGTGTTAGAGTTAAGTTTTTAAGTGGTGGTGAGCTTCCCGGATGCTTACAAGGAGTATTCACTTCACCTTACTTCGCTGATCAAGCAATTGAAACATTTATTAATAGCATAGATATACCTAAACCAAAACGAGGATAATATGGCACGTGGGGATTTACAAGTACAGAATTTCGTAAAAGGATTACATACTGAATCCTCACCTATCAATTTCCCTGCTGGAGCGTCAATAGACGAGACAAACTTCGTACTACGTCGTGATGGCACTAGAGATAAGCGGCTAGGATTGGATATGGAACAGAGTGGGTTGATGCAGCCTACCGGTCTTACTGAAGTTATCTTAGCT